AATATTATTGTTGAGGCGGTAAAACGCAATCGTAATGTTGTGCGCATGGGTCGCACAAAACTTGTTCGTGCTCGTGTGCGTACAGTTAAAGGTAAGGTTACAGTGCAACGCAGAAAGAAGTTTTCTGCTGTAAAGGGTTATACAATTCGTGGTGGTAAAGTTACTCGTATGACTTCAGCTGAAAGACTAAAAAGAAGAATTTCGCAGCGTAAGGGTAAGATTAAGCGTAAAGCAAAAGCAGCAAGAGCATTAATCAAAAGAAAAAGATCAATGCGTCGTAGACAATCACTAGGATTAAAATAAATGAAACTAATCACAGAAACAATCGAATCAGTAAAGTTAATCACCGAAGAAAAGAACGGTGTGAAGACTCTTTACATTTCAGGTCCATTTCTTGTTGCAGAAACTAAGAATCGCAACGGTCGTGTGTACAAAACTGACACTCTTATGAAAGAGGTCAATCGTTACAACGAAGAGTATGTAACCAAGAACCGCGCATTCGGCGAATTGGGTCATCCAGATTCACCATCAATCAATCTAGACCGAGTATCACACTTGATCACCTCTTTAAAGCAAGAAGGTAATCAGTGGATCGGTAAGGCTAAAATTCTTGAAACACCAATGGGTAAGATTGCCAAGTCCCTTATGGAAGGCGGTGCAACTCTTGGTGTATCATCACGTGGCATGGGTTCACTTAAAGAAGTGAACGGTGTTAATGTGGTACAAGACGATTATTATCTAGCCACAGCGGCAGATATCGTAGCGGATCCGTCCGCACCAGGGGCTTTCGTTCAAGGCATTATGGAAAATAAAGAGTGGGTGTGGGATAATGGTAAGGTCAAAGAAATTGATGTTAACGCATATTATGAACAAATTAAGAACGCAAAGCAAAAACAAATTGACGAAATCTCATTGAAGATCTTTGAGAATTTTGTGTCAAAACTTTAAAATTTATAAATATATTTACTTCTTTAGGAGTTAACTAAAATGACAAAGTCTCTATCAGAATCTGCTGCTGAAATTCTCAAAGCATCACTTGCATCAGCAGGTAAGGAACCAGCCGCAAAACTTCCAAGCGCGGAAGAAGACCTCGGCGGCGAAACAAACGAAGTGCCAGACGGCGGCGATGTCGGCAAAAAGGCAGCAGCTAGTGTAAAGCAAGCAGCCAAGCCAGGACAAAGCGGCGCACCATCTGAGCCAATTAAGAAAATGGCTACAGAAGAAACAGAAGAAGTCCTTGACGAAAAGAAGGACTATGAAGAAGAAGACGACGAAGATGAAGAAGAGAAAGAAATTTCTGAGGCAGAACTAGCAGAAGCCAAGAAGAAAATGAGAATGGACATGGTCGCCAAGCACAAAGGCTCAATGGCTGAAGATGTCAATGCTCTTTTCAATGGTGAATCACTTTCTGAAGAGTTCCGCGTCAAAGCAACAACTATCTTCGAAGCAGCTGTTCAGTCTCGCGTAGAAAAGATCGTTGAGGATGTTATTGCCGACAACGAATCAATTCTTGAAGAAGCAGTTGAAGGAATCAAGGCAGAGCTTGCAACACAAGTTGATGAGTATCTCAACTATGTTGTCGAGCAATGGATGGAAGATAACGCAGTAGCAATTGAGTCTGGTTTGCGTTCAGAACTAACTGAAGACTTCATCAACGGTCTAAAGAATCTATTCGCAGAGCACTATATCGATCTTCCAGACGAGAAGCTCGAAGTTGCTGAATCACTTGCAGAAAGAGTTGTTGAGTTGGAAGAAGCGTCAGCTGCTCGCGATGAGCAGTTCGTTGCTCTTTCAAAGGAACTCAACGAAGCCAAGAAAAACGAAGCAATTCGCAAGATTTGTGAAGGTCTAACCGAAGTACAAGTCGGCAAAATGAAATCGCTCGCAGAGGGCGTGGAGTTCACCACAGAGGGTGAGTTTAATAATAAGCTCGCAGTTATTCGCGAGAACTACTTCCCAACAAAGAAAATCGTGAGTGAGGTAAAGGTTTCTGAAGAGACGTCTACAGAACAACCTGAAGTAGTTGCTAATGGTATTATGAGTCATTATGTTAAGGCAATTTCCAAATCACTACCAAAGTGATATTTTTAACTTGAACGGAGAAATCTATCATGTATCTTAACGAAACACATGCAAAGAAGTGGGCTCCTGTTCTTGATCACCCAGAACTCCCAAAGATCAGCGATCCATACAAGCGCGCTGTTACTGCCCTAGTTCTCGAGAACCAAGAACGTGCTCTACACGAAGAAGCTGCCAATATGGGTCGCTTGTTTGAAGCAACGCCAATTAACGTCGCTCCAACATCGCCATCTTCAGGCAACATCCAAGGCTTCGACCCAATCCTAATCGGATTAGTTCGTCGCGCACTTCCAAACCTTATGGCTTATGATATCTGTGGCGTGCAGCCAATGACAGGTCCAACAGGACTTATCTTCGCAATGCGCAGCAGATATTCAGCCCCAGATGGTGCAGAAGCATTCTACAACGAAGCCAACACAGTATTCGCAGGAACAAACGGCAATGGTACAGTTGCAAACGCAATTGTCAACCTCAGCCAAAACGTCGCTGCAATGACAATGGCTAACACTGGTACTGGCGATACTACAGCAAACTTCGAACCGAAAGTCATGGCAAACATGGCATTCTCAATCGAAAGAGTGTCTGTAACAGCCAAGACACGTGGTCTACAGGCTTCCTACACAATGGAACTTGCACAAGACCTCAAGGCAATTCACGGTCTCGACGCAGAAACAGAATTGACAAACATTTTGTCAACTGAAATTCTTTCTGAAATCAACCGCGAAGTTGTCCGTACAGTCTACGCAACAGCCAATGTTGGTATCCTAGGCGCATCTTCAGCTGTCTTCAATCTATCAAGCAACACTGATACATCAGGTCGCTGGCAGGTTGAGAAGTACAAGAGCCTCCTATTCGCAATCGAGCGCGCAAGCAACAAGATCGCGAAGGATACACGTCGTGGTAAGGGCAATATGCTCATCGTTTCAACCGATGTTGCTTCAGCTCTTGCAATGACAGGTCTTCTTGACTACAACTCAGCACTATCAAACAACACCAACCTAGCTGTTGACGATACAGGCAATACCTTCGCAGGTACCCTATTCGGACGCATTAAGGTCTATGTTGATCCATACTCTGTAACGAATACGGATTATGTTGTGGTTGGCTATAAGGGATCGTCACCATATGACGCTGGTCTCTTCTACTGCCCATACGTCCCACTACAGATGGTTCGTGCTATTGACCCTGACAACTACCAACCAAAGGTTGGATTCAAGACTCGCTACGGCATGGTCTCAAATCCATTCGCAGGTGGTTCAAACGCAGGACTTAACGGTGCTATTACGACAAATACAAATGTCTACTACCGCAAGTTCGCTGTGTTGAATGTCAACCAGTAATATTATTGCCAATTTATAAAAATAATAAGGCAAGTGATACGGGGGGAGCAGCAATGCTCCCCCTTTTTTTATGCACTAAATAAGTAATCCTTCGGGGGATTCATATGACAGTACTAAACCGCAATCCAATTAACACAGATTTATTGCAAAGTACAAAGTTTCAGGTAAACTTTGCAAGACTACCTGGCGTCACATACTTTTGTAATAGTGCTAATCTGCCAGGATTGTCATTAACTGAAATTCCTATGCCAACGCCATTCGTAGATTTGTATCTGCCTGGAGAAAAGGCAATCTACGACACATTTAACATTACATTTTTAGTCGATGAAGACTTGCGCGCATGGACAGAACTACATGATTGGATTAGGGGCGCGACATTCCCAACAAACTTCGAAGAGTATATTAATCTTGCAAGAACACAACCAAATGCAAATATTCGAAGCGCATACAATCGTCCACCAGTATATTCTGATGCCGCGCTAACAATCTATACAAACAAAAACAATGCAAATTTTAGAGTTAAGATGGTTGATGTTTTCCCAACAACAGTTGGCAGTTTGATGTTTTCTTCGGCTGATAGCGCTGAAAATATTATTACAGCAGATGCAACCTTTAGATTCTCTTACTATAACTATGAGAGAATTTGAGTAGTCCTTTCATCTACTACATAGTCTATTATATTCCATTGTAATTATAGTGTCAAATATTGTTGGGGTTGCTTTTATTGCAGGCTTATAGTACAATATATGATCCTAACACTTATGCCTTTATACTATGGAAACACCACCACTTGAAGAAATAATGCGACAGTGGGAAAAAGACAGTAATGTCGATTCGACTGAGCCTGGTAAAGAAATTCTTCGCATCCCACTTTTGCACAACAAGTATAACAAATACTTGTCATTACACACGCTATCTGCGCGCAAGTGTTCCTTTGAATTTGATAAAACCAAAAAACTCAAATGGATGTATTACAATGGCAAACTCGACCAAGAAGAACTTGATAAACTTGGCTGGGAACCATTTCGTTTCACACTCAAGTCTGACATTGCCGTGTATATTGATGGCGACGATGACCTGAACAAAATTAAGCGCAAGAAATCTTATCATGAAGAAACAGCAAAGTATTGCGAAAATGTTATGAAAGAATTGAACGCTAGGACATATCAACTGCGTGCATTTATGGACTGGGAAAAGTTCATTCAGGGTGCTCGTTGATGTGTGATGTGAAGGTTGAAAAATTCAATAACATCTATGCACAAGTTAATGCTGATGATGGCATCTTGCAAGAGATGTCAGAATTTTTTACCTTCTCAACGCCAGGTTATCAATTTTCACCTGCGTTTAAAA